AGGTCTGTGCAGATCCATGCAAAGTTGCATCAGTAGTTAAAGTAAATAATTCAATTATTGCTGAAGGATTGATCTTCTGTAGATCAGTAATAATCGGAGCAGTACTCATGGTTCAAATACTTCTCTAAATGTTGCCTGTATTGTAGCCCTATTGTTATATGGTATTGATTTATTCCAAGTTTCGCAAACAAATTTCTGTGCAGTAGCTTCTCCAGGTGCGGTAAAATCAAAGCTGGCACTGTCATTTGCACGGGCATCAAGGAAGGTTTCTATTTCGTCTGCTTCGACTTCAGAGACATTAAAAGTAAAATTATAAACTTTAGGATTTTGATGTTCTGCTAATCCAAATAATATTCTATGCTCAAAACCATCAGCAAAACGAATTGTTTTGGTATTTGGTGCGGATCTTTTTTGTTGTCCGTAAACAGGCTTAATTGAGGGAAATGTAGCCATTATGCAAGCATACCTCCTGGTCGTTTTTGTTTAATCAATTCTGATTGTATAGCAACAGAAATTAATTGACCAAGCTCTCTACCTCGTTCTTCATCTCCTTCAACAGAAGAACCAGAAGCATCTACATTTACAATTACAGTAGTTGAACCACCAAGTGCATGATTTGGAGTTACATAACCAGAAACTCCTGGAGTAAACAACTCAGGACCACGTTCTCCTACAAGAGTAGGTTTGCGACCAGGTATAGGACCACCATTTGCTGCTGTACCTATCCCTGTTAAAGGATCTACTAATGGAACTGCATTACTATCTAAAAATTGACCACCGCCACTTCCTCCAATACCACCTAAGAAAGCATTACCTATAAAACCAAGTAAACTTCTTTGTAATTGGTTTGCAATCATTTGTGCAGCCATATCCAAGAAATGATCTGCTATTCGATTAAACATATTTCTAAAGGCATCTTGTACTGTCATTGTTCCTTTTATAATTCCTTTAAATGATTCTTGGAAAGCACTTCCAAATACTTTGGCAAACTCTACTGCTTGGTATCTAAAATCATTAAATTTTTCCATTTCTTTATTCAAATTAACCAATGCAGCTTGCATAGGATCAGCCATAATTATGGATTGCCTTAATAACTCTTCACTAATTTGTTTTTCAATTTCTAATTTATCTATTGCAAATTGATGTGCTCTCTGTTGCTCTGCGGTCATTATTTTTGTATCTACTAATCCTTTAACTTTTAATTTTTCTTCTATTTTGAGAAGATCCATTCTTCTTTTTAAAACATTTAAATCTTCACTTCTCATTGTGAGATTTTGTTGTTCTATAAATAACTGATCTTTCATAGTAGATAATTCAAAATCTCTTCTCTCTTTAATTATTCTTTGTAAATTCTCATTTGAAAAATCTCTTGTTCCTGCTTGACCACCTAATCCTGCTGCGTTCATATTTTGTTCAAATAATTCAAATGATCTTGCTTTAACATCAGGCATATTTCTAATCTTGCCTTCAAATAATTGCTTAATAGCAAATAATGGTCCTCTTGAACCATCTGGTTTTAAAACTCCAAGTTCAATTCTTTTTTCTTTTATAGCCTGTGCTCTTGATAAATCTCTAATTTCATCAACAGTTTGAAAACCTAATGCTGCATTTATTTTTTCCAAGAAAAATGTTAAAGGTCCAGCTACAAATAAAGTTATTCCTGTTCCTAATTTTGTTAATTCATTGGTAAATCTTATAGATTCTTCTCCTAATTGAGATAACTGTGTTTTATTAGTTCCAAATGTTTTATTAAAATTATCTAATACCTGACCTGCTGCTACTGCTTCTAATCCTAAACTTTTTAGAGTTTCAACTGTATCTGCAAAAGGTGTATTAGCTTGACCCATTTTCGTCACAAGCAAATCCATATTTTTTATTGGATTTCTTAATGCCTCTCCTAATTCTCTAGCTGATTGAGCTAACCTATCAAGTTGAGAACCTAAAACTGTACCTAACAAAGAGAAGGCAAAGCCAAACTGTCCACCTTTTTTACCGCCAGCAAAACCACCAGCAGCACCACCTATAGATGCTCCTAATCCTTGACCAAATAATAAAGGGAAAGCACCACCAATAACAGCATTAGAAACAGCAGCTTGATTTCTTTGTTTAATTCTTCTTTGATCTAAAATACGATTTAATTTAACCTCAAACTGGAGTTCTTGATTTGCCATTACCATTCTTTCTCTTCTACCAGCATTTATCTGAATTTCAGTTGCTACCTGTTGTTTTGTTCGTTCTACTTGTGCTACAGCCTCACTAATCTCTGCTTGTCTTAAAGATTTAACTTGTTTAATTTCATTATTTAATTGTTCTCGATTTTTTGTTCTTAATAAAAATTTCTCTTCTAATTCTTTAGTTGATTGTTGTTCTAACTTTAACAAACCATCTTGCAATGCTTTTTCTTCAGCAAGTATTGTTTGTAATCGTTTTTCAATATTTACACTTTGTCCTTTTAATTTATTATCTCTTTGTTGCATTTGACTTAATTTTTCCTGCAATGCCTGTTCTTCTCTAAGGATCTGCAAGGATCTACCTTCAACATTTACAGATTGTCCAAATAAACTTTCTCCTGGAACTAATGATGATTTTGTACCTGTTGTTAAACCTGGCCCTATTGGTTTTTTATATTGAATACCAGGTCTGATTCCTGCCTGTGCAAATCTTTCTAAACGTCTTTTTTCTTGAATTTCTTTTATAAGTCTTGCTTCTTCTCTTAAACCCTGATTAAGATTTTCTTGAGCTTTTACAAAAGCTGCTGCTGCTATTGTTGCCTCTTTAGTTCCTAAAGCAACACCTCTCATATTAGAAGCTGCTTCGTTTAATAGTCTTTGTAAATTGCCTGTGCTTCTTACTAATCCATCATTATTTTTCGAAAAGGTTTGAATAAAAAAGTTAGCATTTTTTATATTTTCACTTAATGACTTTACAGATTTATCAAAAGCCCTTAATTTTTCGGCATTTTTTATAGCAACAGCAATATCAATATTATAATTAGCCACTTGCTATAAAAATTAAAACATTTTCTCTATATTACCTCTTTTTACCTCGTAAAGCACTAGATCGTTGTGCTTGTTCTTGTTGTTTTTTATATTCTTCATTTTCTAATTCATTATATGCAGCCCAACCTATCATCTCTTCAATGGTCAAAGTTTCACATAGTTCAGCTACAGTTTTATGTAGCTGCTTTGCTAATCCATAAATAAACTGCCAATCTTTATTAGCTTTTCAAATCGGCTTTAGCCTCTTTAACCTCCTTATCAGCACCAGCACTTATCATTGCTAATTGTATTTCCTCAAGAATAGATGCTTCTATTTCTCTTCTTAATGAGGCCTTGTCTCCATCTTGAAAAAGTTTTACCCCTTCTTTATCTAGTGCTTTTTCTATCATCATTTGTAAAGCATAATCATTAGCATCATTACTGTTTGATTTTTTTTGTATTGCCTCTCTTTCTGCAATAGTTAATGGATGCCAATAAACAGTAAGAATAATCTCATCACCTTGTTTTACATCATGTTTGTATAGTTGAGAAACTCCAAACTTGTTTCTTAAAAGATCAACGGCTCTAGTCATGTTAATGTATAGCTATTATCATTATACTAAGCGTTGGCCGTAAATTGACAAGATATTAAGCCTAAGAAATGTGAAGAATCATCTAAAGGAATAGGAGAAGGACCAACAATATCTAATACTCTAGGTTTACAACTAAATGTATCAGTGTAATTAGAAGCATTAACAGAAGTAAGGCCATCAATTACAGCCTCTCCTAATGTAGATAATGTTGCACTACCTTTACCTCTAGGAACATAAACATTGCACTGAATAACACCAGAATAAAAATCCTGTGATGCTCCCTGTGTTTGAGATGTCGATTGTGAAAAATCAACTGACATGATGATATATTTTTTAGTTTTACCAGGAGTCTTATAAACCATATTGTCATAAACCATTTCAACAGTAGCGTCTACTGCTGCAACTGCATCTGTTACTGCTTTTTCAAAAGCTGCTCTGGTGTTAACTAAAGTCATAGATTAGTGTAATCAACAAATTCTCTTTCTGGATCAGCAAATGGTCCAATACCACCTTGACCTCCTTTAAATCTTCTAGTTGCAATATCAATCTTAGGTCTTTTTTCAGTAAATATTGCATTAACAAGAGGTCTTAATTCTCCTTGAATAAACTGAGGAATTTTACTTCTCCTTGAACCTAAAGCACTAGCAGCATATTGAGATCTATTTCCAATATAAACTTTAGAATAAATTTTAAAATTAAATTTTAATTTATCTAAAAATCTTGGAAAAACTACTGCACCTGGAGATGGCCTACCTTTAAAAGTTGGTTCAATATTACTCCAAGGAGCAAAATCTTCTCTTTCCTGATCTGGTCTGGGTCTTTGTGTACTAGCTGTCCAACTTGAAGCAAAGAAACCAGTATCTATAGGACTTACTGGATTATCTTCAGATGACAATTCAAGTATTGTAGCTCTTACAAAATCATTTAAATCTTGCTCTAAATTAGCTGTTAAATCTGATCCTGCTTTGCCAACATCTCTAGGTTTAGCCATTAGAACCTCACTAATAAAGTAAATAATCCCACTCTTGTATCTATATTCATTATTTGTGCAGTTCTAGTAGATCCAGCATAAGTCAATATGATTTCATCTTGAAAAGTTGGTTGATTACTTCCAATCAAATCTGGTGAAATAAATATTTTTGCCTCTCTTCTTTCTCTGCCATCATCTTCACTTGAAATAATAAATTCAATAGGTACTTCCAAATCAGCAAAAGTTGTATCGGTTGTTGAATATGAACCTGTGCTTGTATTATAAGTGCCTGATACTTTTCTCGTATAGGTAATAGTTTGATTAAGAGAAGTTCCCAAATCTTTAACAACTTTTTTAATAGCCGTTTGTAATATTTTTTCGAGTTGACCTGCCATTATCCTCTTACCACCCTAAGTTGAAAACTACCTGCTCCACCTAGCATATACGCACCAAGATAACTTTGTAACCATGGGTAAACATCTAAAACATTATTTACAGAACCAACACCTTGACTATTGGTATTATATTTTACCTGAGTATCTCCAACTTTAATCTCAGAAAAATTACCATCAGTTCCAACATTTCCTGTAATAGCATCAGTATCATTTGCCAATGCCCTAGCTAGTTCGTATTGTGCATATTTGATACCATTAGGGATTTTAGAACAAGCCAGTTCAACACCATCTACCTGATAATTATTTCTTGGAAACTTTAATGCCTGTCCATCATCACATCTATCTCCATAAAAAACTAAAGTATCAATCCATCTTGCAGCAGATATTAATGC